TGTAGTTGGCGATCAACATCTGTGTCTTGGCGGCGCCAGAGTTGGATGTCAATTGAGTGATCGGTACTCTTGCATTGTTGAAGTCACCCTCTTGGGTGTAACTACGACCGATAACACTACCCGTTTGGAAGTATAATCTCAATGCATCTTCTGGGTTGTAGGCATTGCCTGTTCCCAAATCAACTTCGTTCAGACCATCGGCATCAATGAATACACCATCAGGTACTGTACGAGCAATTACTTGTTGCAACTTCAAGTGAGTCAACTGAATCAAGTCAGCGAATGGAATCATTCTGCGAACCAAAGACTCAATCGTTCCTTTGTACATACGAGGCGCACATGCCACATAGTTAGGCAATGCGTGCTGTACAGAAGACTTAGGACGCACCATGTTCTTGGACAACTCCCACTTCAATAAGTAGTTTGTACCCATGACCATAACGCCCTCGTACCATACATCGATGGTCTTCTCTACTCTCTCGAACTTGCCATCCTCCATCATATCCATTGGTGGATTGAAGGTGTCATCTTTCTCAATGTAGCGGACGCCCCCACCCTCTAGATACTTCTTCTTATAAACTATCTTCTTGGTTGTTTTATAGTTAAAGTAAAGGAGAGTGGTGGTGTCCCTATAGAATAGCGTGTTCTGATAGAACTGAGCCACGTTGTAATAGTTGTACCAGTTCTGACTGCTCTTGGCAATTTCTTCCAAGTCAGCATTGGTCAGAGTAGGGTCTATCTTCAACAACTCAATGATCGGTAATGATTTAATTTCGCCCCAATAGAAGCAATCCTTAAAGTATGGGTCTTCAGTGTAACTGTAAACCACGTTAGCGGGGTCTACGTAAGACACTTGAACGCCTGTGCCGGGGAGGAACTCATGCTTGGTTACACCAATACCAATAACAGTCATGTCGTAGTCGACACGCTTTCTCAAGTCGAGATACTTGTTCTCGTCAAGGATGGTATTGATGGCTTCCTCTTCTGCAATCTCAATCGCTGGCTTGTAGTTCAACTGCATGTACAATGCCAACTCCTCATCGGTAGATGGCAGATCCTCGGGGTTAACCGTGAATGCGCTGATGCCTGTACGCTGTTGAACAATCTCTAGGATATCCTTTGATACCATCTGAGATTCAATAATGTCTTGGTATTTGCTACGCTTTGCTTGAGACATTGCGTCTTGAGCGTATGCCTTTACCTTAAACAATCTGTCTGACATACCATTCACTACGATATCCACGAACTTCGGGATAACCGGTACTGGAGTCCAGTCCAAATTCAAGTAAGACAAATCGCCATCGATAGCGAGTTCGTTCTTGTACTTCTGTACAGACTGCTCGCCACGAGCGTAAAGCCTGAGTCTGTGGAAGTCTCTCCACTGACCGTAATATCTACATTGGTTTCCGTCTTTGCGAAACCATTCATACTGGATGGCTTGCCCAATTTGTATACCGTATTCAGCCGACGCTTTCTCCTGATCAGAGACGAACTGATCTGGGAATCCCGTGGCTGATATATTAACTAAGACGTCCTTCATCGAATGATTTCACTTATATCCCCTTTGTTTGAGTACCTTGCAAAAGTAATGCTAATTTTTGATTCTTTTTTTTCAGGTAAATATAGGTGTTTTTGATTTGCCATAATAGCAAGCCCCGAACTGATTGATGCATCGAAGCGTGTTCTATTGGATATATCAAACTTTGCCCAGTCTTCAAGCGTCTTATTGAATGGCATTGTGCCTATCAAGTCAGGGTCTCTGTACCTACCCTCAAAGTCAAACCCAATGTGCTTCTCAATGTAGGACTCGATAGCGGCAGCGTGCGACTGCCTCACATCCTCCGATGAGTTTGGTATACCACCCAACTCGCGCTCTGTCTTGGACAGGTTGTTGTATAACTTGTCGGGTCGGTTGATGCTGTATCCTCGGTAGCCTCTGTTCTTCAAGTGGTATAGCAATCGTGGTTTGTTATTCTCCGCTAGTACCGGCATGCCATAGAACACCAATGCCATCAACACATCCTCGAAGAATATCTCCGCCGTTGGTGGTCTCGATATGTACTCAAGGAAGAACTCGTTGGTAGGAGCGTTGTCCATGTGGAACTTGGTAAGCCCATGCAATGCACCATTAGACCCACGCCCATCGACGGTGGCCGAGATATCATACGAGTCACAACCGAACGAACCGAGATGCTCGTTGCCGGGGTACTTGATTCCGTTGCGGGTGATCATGCTGTTCTGCATGTTTGCGTCGGGGATCCAACTAACCAAGAACCTACCCCTGTTGTCGGGAACGAATAGCACCTTGGTGTCCTTGATGCCATCCTTCCACATAAACGTACCGCGTGTCACCGTGTGGGCTAACACTTGAGAGTCGTTGTAGTCAATCTGTTGGTATATCTTGGTAAGGTTAAAGAGCGATGACTTGCTCTCATCACGGAATGCGTGTGACTCCGTGCGTGGGAACTGACGATAGAATTCGTTCAACGAATCCGCATCGTTCTTGAGCGAGGCAACTTCCGCCTCCCAATAATCAATGGCTCCAATCTTAATCCAGTTGTTGTCTACACCTCTTACCGGTTTGCTAGGAGTCCTAAACACAGGCATACCATATCGATCGATAAAGCCCTCCATGTTCCACTCCATTGGGATAAATAGATTGTATAGACCACTCTTAGTTTGTCCGTTAGCATTTCTAGTTGCTGCATTTGAATCTTCGTATAGTCTTTTGTAGTTGTCACCACCCTTGCTCAGTGCGTTGGATGTAGAACCCATCATGCACTTGCCGATAATTTTGCTACCGACACGCAAACAAGTCTTGGTTACACGCCAGTTGTTGAGGATGTTGTTTGGTTTAACCCACTTCGCACTCTCGTCATGAGCCAAGAACAATAACTTTTCCCCGTCATATGAGTTCTCTTCTGTGTTACGCCAGTCAATGGTGGTATCCAATCCATCAATCTCATCCATCGAAACATCGTACATGTTCTTCTTGGTAATCTTCGATGCTGGTACTCGGTATGCCAATTCAGTCTTCGGCTTGTCCATACCATCCATCACAGGCTTGAAGAAGAACGGCAACTTGCTGTTGATGGGAACAACCTTGTCGGTAAACATCTTCTTGGCATCGATACCGGTCTTAGATAGAATACCTACCCTTGAATCGCGTGCCAATGTACCAATGTTTACCACCTCTGAAGAACACATGAACGAGAATCCCGAACGACGTATCTTCAGATAGATCATCCCGAAGCAACGAATGTCCGCCTTGCATGCCTCCCAAAAGATAAAGAATATCCTGTTGGCTTCCCGATAGTCGGGGTATCCAACATCAATGCTAGACCACTGAAGGTACATCCAATGACTCCCAGTGATGTAGGTGGGTTCGCCATAGTTCATGAACCAAAATCCCTGCTCACGGCTGTCGTAATGGTTTTCGATATGATCAATCCACCGATCCTTAAACTCCGATGGGAGTTCGTTCCATTGGAAGATTGATTGAATACGCTGTAGTTCTTTGGGGTACTCTTGACGCTCCCAGTACTGCTCGGCTATCTTTTTACTGCGAGAATACACATTGTCGGGTGCCAATGGCAGAGCAATGATGAGGCCCGAAATCTTCATGATCTGCCCTATCTGCCCCGTCTTGGATATTACGACCATGTCGTACTGCTCGTTGTACCCATAGCGCCATCCCTTCAGAGCGTTCTTGTGGTTCAAGACCGTCTTTGGAACGTAGTCCTTCAGGTCAACGTACAGGTTATTTTGATCTTCTCTCTGCGAAACCACGTTTAGAATCTGATTTTTTAGGGCCACTCTCAACCATGTCGATGTTCTCTTTCTCCGTAATGATGCGGTTTAGAATATCGAATGCATCAAATATAGCCAACTTTTTGGTAGCCGCAGCATTCTTTAGCCTGTCTGCTGCTAGTTCATCGTCTTCTCCCGGCTTGATAATATCTTCCTGTGCTACTTTAATCAGCCTTTCTACGGCAGCGTAGCCAGCCTCAATGATCTTGAGTTTGATTTCCTTGTTATCTATCATGGCTGTGACTTTAAGAATGCAACTTGTATCAATCTTGAATCATCACCCTCTCCGAAGTTCTCAAAGATATTCCTTGAGTGTGGTAGGGTAGAGTCAAACAATACCATACGATTGAACTTTGAATAGAACACACATGACTTATCGCCATTCTCATCGTAGATGGTAGTGCCATCATCCTGTGGATGATCCTTGCTAAGATAAAGTATCGCAGTAACATCACCCATCATCTCATCCGTATGGATAAAGTTTGGCTCCTGTTGATTTAGCGGTGACTTGCGTACAAAGTTGAACGTCACGTAAAACTTCGGACCTAAGTAAGCCATCGCTATGCGCGCAAACATATCGACATTGGATCTTGGCTGAATGTTGTGGAATACTTTATCGCCATCCACCACATCAATAAACTCATTCTCGTTAATCTCCTTGATATACCTATTCGGATCTATCAACACGTTGTCTAATATCCCTAAGTTCATAGTTTAATTGTTATCTGATGATCGTATATTCGGTACAACTTCTCTCCGTCCACCTCAAACTCATACTCGCTCTCAGGCTGAAAGCAAACGAGGTCGCCCGCATTTACCCCCTTGCTGATCAGGTAATCGTTTGGATAGACCATCTCCCCCATCAGGGGTTCTTCCTTGAACGGCTTGAAGATGTATGATTTCTGTACAGGTATGGGCTTGACGAAACAATATCGATCGTATGCATGCCACTGCCCGCTATGTTGGTATAGGAAAAACTGGTCAAGTTCGATGAAAAATAAATCTTCACGAAAGAAACTTTTCCCACTCTTTCGATTGCCTTTGATGTCGTTGTAGAATTTGAAAACATTGTGGTGTACTAATAAGATATCTCCCGGAACAATCG